TAGAACGGATGCGCTCCCGCGCAGGGAAGCGGGACGCCCGAATTACGATAAGTTATAATATAACACTTACCGATTAACGATCAAAGGTACGGTTAATGCCTCGGCAAAAGTTAACCTTAACACACACGTTAAGGTTACTGCCGCCCACGGGACGGGAGCTAGATCGCGCGTCCCGAGCCCTGCTCCCATCCCTCTTGTATGTGGGATGAGATTAGCTCCCAATAGATAGCGTATACTTGTTTCCATATTGCATATTATGCGCTAATACATGGTTAATACATGCGCTCTACCACACTATAGTTAAGGTATATGGTTAAGACTTCGTTTATATTCATACATTATTAAGGTTAACAGGGGGTGCCGGCGATTTCGCGAAAATTAACCTTAACGTCCCTGGCCGCCCCCTTAGAGGGCGCGCGCATTACGGTTCCCGCGATCGCGTTTAGGGTCCCATCCCCTACCACGCGCATACCGGGTCCCGCCCACAACCTATAAGGGTCCCATCGTGGCCTTGACGAGAGAGTGACTTTCCCCGATCCGCGTTTCGTGGTACGCTGCTCTCGCCAAATGAAGGAGGCGCCCCCGTGCTTCGGCTTTTCCTCTATCTCTTCTTCGGCATCATCTTCGATCCGCCGACCGCATCCCGCGCTCGGCTCCGCTTCTTCAAGGAAGGAATGCGCTACATGGCAAGCTCGATCTCCGTCGATCCCGGCAAAGGTGTCCACGTCGTTGCCCAACTGCTCCCGATCCCGTCCGTCCGCCCCGCGGGCGAGCCGGTGTTCACGAGCACGGACCCGTCCGTGCTCGTCCTCGAAGCGCAGGACGATCTCACCGCCACGTTCCGCGCCGTTGCTCCCGGTCTCGTCGATGTGCTCTTCACTCTCGGCGGCATCTCGAAGGCCGGCGCGGTGCGCGTCAACGAAGTGATCCCCGGCGCGAACGACGCGTCGCTCGACTTCACCGAAGTCGCGTAGGCTCGCACAAAGTATCGTTTTCCGATACTTTACGCACGTGATCTAGGAAAGGGCCGGGCTCACACCCCGGCCCTTTTTCTTTTCAGCCTACAGGATGATTTGCTGCGCAGCGAATAAGCCTACAGAGTGATGCACTCCTTCCGCGCGCCCCGCCATCCGTGGTATTTGGCGCGGATGGCTCAATCCAAATGCTCCGTCAAGATCGTTGCAGAGCGCGACGCCGGCTACATTCTCGAAGCCTTCGTTGTGGTCGAGGGTGTTGGATTGCGCGCTCTCATGGTGAAGTTGAAATGAAACCCGGTCGGAAGAAAGACGTGGCGCCAGAGCCGAAGCCCGGCACCGCTCTCATTGCGGGCGGGCGCATCACGTCGAAGCATCATCTCGTGAAGTGGACCGAACAGGCGATTGAGCTTGCCGATCTCGGCAAGGGTCTCCCGCCGATGGTCTACCTTCCCCCTGCCATCCGCGGCAAGAAACCCACGGTCATCGAAGATATGGCAATGAGCACGGAGCCGACGATCAAAGAGCAGATCGTGCGGATCAACACGGTGCTCGATCCGATTGGGATGTTGATCGCGGCGGCGAGCGGAGTGCCGATGGTCGCGTGGCTCGTGAACCGCGACGGCACCGTCGAAGAAATCATGGAGACGCTATCTCTGAAAGAGCGCATCTCCATTGTGAAATTTCTCACTGATCGGACCTTGCCGCGATTGCGCGCGGGGATCGTGAAGCACGAGAAGGGTGAACCGGAGGAAGCAGATGGGTGGGCGTCCAAGCTACAAACGGCGGCAGCGAACAGTGACGGAAAACCCCGAGACGCTAAAGAAGGCGTTCGCGTATTGGAAGGCAAACCCGGTCGAGTGCGTTAAGGATTGGTTCGGCGCAACTCCCGAGGATTATCAGGGCGACATCCTCAACGCAATCTTCGTCGATGGCGTCGAGCGCATCGTCGCGAAATCCGCGCACGGCGTCGGCAAGACATCTCTGCTCTCGTGGGCGGGCCATCTCTTCCTCAACTTCTATCCGCAATCCCGCCTCGTCGCGACCGCGCCGACGATGGCGCAGTTGAACGACATCCTTTGGCCGGAATATTCCAAGTGGCACGTCGAGATGCCGGCGACGCTCGCGGATCAGTGGGACATCTCGGGCGCGCACATCCGCAACAAAGCGTTTCCGAAAGTGTGGTTCGGCGTCTCGCGCACGTCGAACAAGCCGGCGAACTTGCAGGGCTTCCACGGTCGGCACTTGATGATGCAGGCGGACGAAGCGAGCGCCGTGCCCGACAACGTGTTTGAAGTGATCGAGGGCGCGTTGTCCGAAGCGGGCACCGAAGGCAAGGTCGCGCATCTGCTCTGCACCGGCAACCCCAACTTCAACGCGGGCGAGTTCCATCGCGCGTTCTTCAAGAACCGTGAACTCTACAAGCGGTTCACGATCTCGGGCGATCCTGGCATCTTCAACTTCATCAAGGGGCAAGAGCGCAATCACGGCACCGTCTACTACTCCAAGCGCGTGTCGGAAAAGTACCGCACGAACATGGAGAAGAAGTACGGCAAGGATGGCGCGATCTACGACGTGCGCGTCATGGGCGTGCATCCGCGCCAAGAGGACGCCGCGGTGATCCCGCTCGAATGGGCGCAGCGCGCGGTCGCGGTTCCCCTGCCCGCCTTCGATGATGTCGCCGACGCCGTGGACATCGTTCTCGACGTTGGACGCGGAGGATCGGCAGAAACGGTGCTCGGGAAATTCCGGCAGGGGCATCTCATCGCGCCGCTCGAATGCCGCGCCAAGACGAGCACGGAGCAAGCGGCGGACATGGTGGTCGATGCGATTGCGTCGGTCGAGCTTTCGCACAAGCGCGTCGGGCGCGTGATCGTGGACGAGCCGGGCGTCGGCGGCGGCGTGATCGATAGCCTCGCGCGGCGCAGCGTGCATGTCACGCCGTACCACGGCGGCGAGAGCTTGAAGAAGGATAAGGACCCGGAGGACGACATCCGCATGTTTGCGAACCGGCGCGCGCGTGATTGGTGGTACGCGCGCCGGCTCTTCGAGCAGAACCTTCGTCACATTGCGGACGACGAGACCTTGGTCGCGCAACTCGCGTCCGTGCAGTACCACTACAACACGAAAGAGAAAATCCAAGTCGAGGCGAAGGTCGATCTCAAAGCTCGCTTGGGAGAGGACGCACATCTGGATCGCGCCGATGTCATTGTTATGGGCATGGCTCCGTGGTATAGTTTCAAGTCCTCCAATATCAACGCTCATCATTCCGAAATCGTCATCGGCGACGAGCGCCCGACCGTTGAGTTCGAGCGTGAGATGGAATTGAGCGAAACCCGCATTCGGGAGTTCTAATCATGGCGAAGCCGCGCATCCGCGTGAAGGCCGGTTCCGAGCGTCAGCCGGGGCGTCCCGCCGCTATCGAAGGCGAGAAGATGCTTGTTGGCGGCGAACTCATGCACTCGTACCGTCTTGCGGATAGCAAGAACATGGACGGGGTTTGGTTCTTCCCCATCGACGACATCCTGCGCACGAAGGGTTTCAAGATTTACCGCGCGATGAAGGACGACGATCAAGTGAAGGCGTGCTTGTCGTTCAAGAAAATCCTCGTCGCGGGGCGCGAGTTCGAGATCAAGCCGGCGGATGAGAGCGAGAAGGCGAAGCAGATCGCGGAGTTCGCCGAGTGGAACCTTCGTCAGAAGCTCGATCTCAAGAGCGTATTCTATTCGGCGCTCACCGCGCTCGATTGGGGTTTCAGCGCGGGCGAGATCGTGTACGGCACCGCCAAGTGGAAGGGCGAGCGCAAGATCATCGTCGAGAAGATCGCGCACCGTGATCCCGAGGACATCGAGATCGAGTGCGACAAGCACGGCAACGTGCTCACGTTCCGGCAGAAGGAGAGGATGTTCGGCAAGCAGATCGATCTGCCGCCGGAGAAAATCTTCCACTTCGCTCATCAATCCGAGTTCGGCAACCCGTATGGCCGCAGCGATCTTCGCGCGGCGTATCGCCCGTGGTGGGTCAAGAAGTTCCTCATCAACTTTTGGAACGTGTTCCTTGAGCGGATGGGCTCGCCGCTCACGACGATGAAGTACCCGATGGGCGCGGGCAACGAACTCAAGGAAGCTCTCAAGACGATCCTCGCGTCGCTCGCGTCGTCGAGCCAAATCCTCGTGCCCGAGGGCGTCGAGATCGAGTTGATCGAGGCGACGCGCGCCGGCCACGCCGACTACGACAAGGCGATCACGTATTGCGACATGGCGATCTCAAGAGGCTTACTCGTGGTAAGCCTCTTGGGCATGGGCGGCGATAGCGTGACGCGCGGATCGGATAGCCAAGCGCGGTTGCATCTGCGCGTGCTCTTCAAGATGAGCGCCGAACTCGGCGACGCGATGGCGCGGAAGTTCATGGATCAAGTCGTGAAGCCGCTCATCGATCTCAACTTCACGCACGAAGGTCTCTACCCGACGTTCTCGTGGCAGGACTACGGCGAGTTCGAGGGAATGGAAGTAGCCGACACGATCCGGTTGCTGCACGCTGCCGGCATCCTCGACATGGATCAGGCGGACGTGAACTACGCGCGGTCTGTGCTCGGCTTGCCGGTGCGCGGCGAGAACGACAAGGAGGACGAAGTGCGCCGTCCGCCGGAAGCGCCGCCGCCCGGTGATCCGAACAAGCCGCCGCCCGCAGCCGGCCAAGGCAATGAGCAGGCGAAGAAGGGCGCAGGCGGCGCGCGCAAAACCGATAGCGGCTCGAAGCGGAGCAAGGGAGCATGAACCGCGAGCGCCAAAAATTCCTTGATAGCGTAGCCGAGAACGCGCGCAACACCGTGCGCTATCCCGGCACGCCGATCATCAACCCGATCCGCGCGCATGATGATCCCGCCGCCTACCATCATTGGGAGGATGCGCGCTCCGCGGCGAAAGTGCGACCGTAAGCACCCCTGCCCGCGGCGCGCGGTTTTCGATACAATACGTCGGATCAAATCACAATTCGACCGACGTATTGTGATTTTCGACGCAAGGAGTAATTCTCATGGCGATCAAGTATCAAGGGCCGCGCAATGACACGTCCGCGGTCGGCGCCTATCCGCGGCGCATGAAGAAGTATCCTCGCAATCAGCAAACGCGCGACGCGATGTTCGCGCGCGAAGCGCGTTACGCTGCGCTGGATGACTAGAGATGAGCGGCGTCATCAAGAGCGTTGAGATTTTCGGCGTCGGGACTTGGACGGGATCGCGCAAGGTCACTGTCACCGAAGCCATGCTCGATGAAATGGTGGAAAACTTTTCCACCATTAACGCGATCCCAGGCTTCACTCCCATCGTGAAGCTCGGGCATTCCGACGCACAGAAGTTTTTCGGAGGGAATAGCGGCGCGCCCAATCTCGGTTTCATCTCGCGCATCTGGCGAGAGGGAAAGAAGCTGCTCGCGGATTTTAGCAACATCCCCGATGCACTCCTTGAACTGATCGCGAAGCGCCGGTACAATTCGCTTTCAATCGAAATTTACCCGCGCATGGAGCACGACGGAAAGACGTTCTCGAACGTCTTGACCGCCGTTGCGTTGCTCGGCGCGGAACTGCCCGCCGTCAAGGGTCTCAAAGAATTGGCCTCTTCGCTTTTTGCCGACGTGTTCGAGCATGAAGGCGAAAGGCTGGAACTGAAACAGGAGAACGATATGACCTTCACGCAGGAACAGCATGACGCCCTCGTCGCCGCCGCCGTCAAGGTAGCGGTCGATGCAGCGGTCGAGAAGTTCGCCGATGAGCGGACCACTCTCACCGCCGCGAAGGACGCCGCCGAAGCCGCAGCCGTTGCGGAGAAGGCGCGCGCCGACAAGGCGATTGCCGATGCCGCGCTCGCCGAGCGTGCCGCGTTCGAGGCGGAAGTCGCCACGGTCATCGATGCCGCCATTGCCGAGGGCAAGATCGTCCCGGCGCAGAAGGATGCTGCGACCGCGTTCATGCTCAATATGGGCAAGAGCGTGAAGTTCGGCGACAAAGAGCAGAGCCCGACCGCCATCTTCAAGTCGTTCTGCGATGCGATGCCGAAGGGCGTCGTGAAGTTCGGCGAGCAGGGCAATTCCACGCCGGCCAAGGACGGCTCGAGCGGAACCGCTGCGGACGAAGTGCATTCCAAGACGAACGTCGCGCTGGCCGCGAGTGACGGCAAGCTCACGTATGCGACCGCCATGCAGGCGGTGCTCACCGCCGATCCCGATCTCAAGGCGCGCTACGCCGCGAAGGCCGAGTAGCCCGCAATCTCTTCGAAAGGAACATCACCATGAGCTACAACTACAATGAGAGCGGTATCACCCTCGTCGCTTCCGGCGATCTCTCGGGGATGCAGGGGCGTATCGTGGACATCCTCGCCGCGCCGCACTGCGGCCACGGTCTGATCTACGGCGGCTTCGGCGTTCTCGCGAACAAGCCGCGCACTCTCGAACACGCGACGGTCATCACCGAAGGCGTGGTCAAGACGAAAGCGGGCGGGACCGTTTCCGCCGGCAATCTGATCTACTGCGCCGGGTCCGGTTGGGCCGCGGTGCATACGCCGCCCGCCGTCAGCGTTGCGTCGGGCACCGTTCTGCGCCCCGTTGTGCTGCTCGGTCGCGCCATGACCGCCGCCGCGTCGGGCTTCGACTTCGCGTTGCAGATCGACCGCCAGCAGACCCATATCGCTTCCGCCTAGTCTCGAAGCGCAAGCACAAGAAGGACCATTCACATGACCATCACTCCGATGACTGGCCGCGATCTCCACGTTGACGTTCCGCTCTCGAACGTCGTGGTCGGTCGCCGGCCCGAGGGCGGCATCGCCGACGCGCTGCTCCCCGTGACGCCTGTTTCCAAGCAGAGCGACATCTACTACAAGTACCTTCACGGGATCAACGCGCAGTATACCGCTGGCCGCACGGAGCGCGCGCCCGGTACTGCCGCGAAGAAAATCCACACTGCCATTTCGAGCGATACGTTCTACTGCAAGAACTACGCGCTCGGCACGGACATGGTGGTCGAGGATGTCGTCAACGCCGACGAAACCCTCGATTGGGCGAACACGAACGCCCTGCAACTCACCGACCGGCTCAATCTCGACTACGAAGTGCGCGTCGCCGAGATCGCGACGACTTCTTCGAACGTCGGGACGACCATCGGCGTTGCGACCGGCTTCTCCTACACTTCGGGCTCGCGTCCCATCGACGTGATCGAAGAGCAGAAGGAACTGTTCCGTCAGCGCACCGGCCTCACGCCGAACTTGATGATCGTGCCGGAACAGGTCGCGACCAATCTCCGTCGCAACGACCAAATCCGCGACGTTCTCTTCGGCGACAAGGGCGGGCTCGTCACCGACGCCAATCTGGCCGCGATCTTCCAGATCGGCAAGGTTCTCGTGCCGCGCGTGCAAGTCAACACGACCGGCGAGGGAGCGACGATGCTCGGCTCGTGGGCCTACGCCGACATTTGGGGTCCGCACATCTGGCTCGCCCGCGTGCAGATTTTGCAGGGCAAGTACGTGGACACGTGGCTCAACGCCTTCCGATGGACTTCGCCCCTGCTCGGCGTTCCGTTCGCGGTGCAGCGTTATCCGTTCGACGTGAAGCTCAAGAAGTACGAGATGGAAGTGGGCTACTATCAGACCGAGAAGGTGGTCTCGCCCGATCTCGCCGTTCGCATCTTCAACGTGAACAGCAACACCTAGTTCGACGCTGCCCTTTCCCCTGGCAGAAAAAACTGGCTCCCGTCAACACCCGTTGACGGGAGCCTTTTCTTTATGGGATGATACTAAAGGTCGGTTGTTGCCAAGCGTCCCCACGAGTGGAGGCGCCCCATTCGTCGAGAGATAGCGACGACCGACCGCTCTCAACCCATTCCTATTTGAACGGAGAAGATGATGGAAATCGTCATCGCTGCCGGCGGTATGCCGTTCGGTCCGACCACTGCCACGGTCAAATCGCTCGGCGGTTCCGAGCAAGCGGCAATGTGTGTCGCACAAGAACTCAAGAAGCGCGGCCACATCGTCACGCTCTTCACAATGCTCCCGCCGCCCGGCGCGCCCGATCACTTCGCGAACGGCGGCGTCGATGAAGTCGGCGTCCGTTGGTGTGATCTCGCCGGCTACGCTTCGTTCGTCGAGAACACGGAGCATGATCTTCTCATCGTCTCGCGCGATCCGCGCATGACATCGCTGCCGGCGCAGGCGAAGAAGAAGGTGTTGTGGTGCCACGACATCGCGACGCACCGCGGAATGCAGATGGCATTCGATAACATGCAGTGGTCAATCGATGAAGTGTGGTGCGTGTCCGAGTGGCACCGCCAGCAAATCCACAAGGTCACGGGCTATCCGCTCGAATATATCGTCGCCCTGCGCAACGGGATCGTTCCGGTCGATGTGATACCGAACGACATCGGCAGGATGCCAAAGACGCTGCTATTCGCGGCGCGCCCCGAGCGCGGCTTGGACAATCTGATCCGCCCCGGCGGCATCATGGAACGTCTGCCCGATTACACGCTCTACGTCGCAATGTACGAGCACTTCCCCGAGCACATGCGCGACTACTACCAAATGATCTTCGCGCGCATGAAGGAGATGCCGAACGTGAAGTATCTCGGAGGTCTCTCGCAGCCGGCGCTCCGCGACTACATGCAGAACGTCGAGGCGTATGTCTATCCGACGCAGTTCGAGGAAACTTCGTGCATTCTCGCGCGCGAAGCCATCGAGCGCCGCACGCCGTTCCTCACCACGCGCGAGGGCGCGCTGCCGGAAACTCTCGGCGAGTGCGGTATCTTCTTCGAGGATTGGCGCCGCGACTTCGAGCCCGAGAAGCACGCGCCCGCCGCCGGCAGCGATGAGTGGTGCGAGATGTTCGCGCGCTTCGTGCAGGCGACGTTGACGCATGAAGGCGCCGGCAGTGGGCGCTTGATCGACGCTCTCTACAATATGCAGGGACGCACCGATCTCTATTGGGATGGCGTCGCCGAGATGATGGAGCAGAACGCGCAGCCGAAGAGCGTCAGCGTGTTCTCGCGGGCGTGGTCGCTGATCCAAGACGGCGACGTGATCCCGGCGCGCGCCCTCATCTCCGAGATCATGGAAGGGATGCTGACGGGCGACGTTACGATGGATGAGGGGCGTTACGCGCATCTCAATCGCCTGCTCTACGAAATCGAAGCGTTCTATCCTTTTCTCTTGCCGCCGTCGCGACCGGATTACGAAAGCCTCGCCGACTACTACGCGCGCTTCTACGCGATGAAGAAGCCCGAGTTGAGCTTCGATCCCGAGCGCGGCAAGGACAGCGGGCGCTACAACATCTTCGCGCGTTGGCTCGCCGATCTGCCGGCGGGCTCGCTCGTCGCCGAGTATGGCTGCGGCGAAGGCCATCTCATCGGCTTCTTGGCGAAGCGGTTCCCCGATCTTCGCTTCGTCGGCTTCGATCACGTCGCGCAGAACGTGAAGATGGTGCGTGACGGCGCTATCGCGCATGGCATCTACAATCTCAAAGTCGGCAGCGCATTGTCGCCGACCGATACCTACCGCATCCTCGACGAACTCTACGGCCAGCGCGCCGACGCGGTGATCTGCTCCGAAGTGTTGGAGCACAACGCCGAGCCGTGGACGCTCGCAACCGAAGTCGAGCGCATGTGCGTCAAGGGCGGCAAGATGATCGTGTCCGTTCCCTACGGACCGTGGGAGCCGTTGTCGTGGACGAAGAGCGCCGCCGAGTTCCCTTGGCGCAACCACATCTGGAACATCGACAAGCAAACGCTGCGCGAGATGTTCAACGGCAAGCAAGAGGCGCAACTGCTCGTCGCAGCGGACGGCATGGATCATTCGGCGCGCGCGCTCGGGCAGAACTGCATCACGTTCCAAGCGGATCACACGCCGATCCCCGCCATCGATCCGCTTGAGAAGGCGCTACGCCATCGCTCGCGGCAGACGTGCGCCGCCGCGATCATCGCCTACAACAACGAAAACACGATCCTGCACATGCTCCATTCGATCAAGGGCAGCGTGCAGTTCGTGCAGATCGCGCACGGCCCGAGCACCGATCACACTCTCACGATCATCCAAAGGTTCTTCGCCGATCACCCTCACATCGGCCACAACGTCATCGACGTTGGGAAGATCACCCCTGCCACTCTCGATCCCGATACGAAGAAGTGGACCGACGACGGCTACGGCTTCGACGACGCGCGCAACGCGAGCATCGCCGGGCTCGATGCTTTCGACTGGATACTCTGGATCGACACGGACGAATATCTCGTCGGTGACTTCCGCAAGTATCTCCGCGGCAATTGCCTCGATAGCTACATGATCTGTCAGCACCACTTCACGACGGAGCCGGCGGGCGGTCCCGCGCAAGTGGATCGTCCCGCGCGTCTGATCCGCACGACTTCCAAGTTCCGCGCGCAGGGGAAAATTCACGAGCACTTCGAGATGCCCACGGGCGGACCGGGGCGTGCGCATATGCCGATGGATGTCCACATCGGGCACACCGGCTATCAGAACGAGAATGTGCGCCGCGGTCGCTTCGAGAGGAACTTCCCTTTCCTCGTTTGGGATCACCACGTCAATCCCGACCGCAAGCTGCACAAGTACCTTTGGTTCCGCGACATCGTGCATCGGATGCGCTACTTCCATCTCGCCAACAACCGGCAAGCGTCTCGTGCCCTGGCAGAAGAGGCGATCCGGTACTATAATGAGAATGTCGAAATCCTGGCCGGTTTCGGCGCTGGCAGCTTCCAATCGATCACCTACCGCAATGAAGCCCTTCAATATCTTGGGCGTGGCGTGCCGTTGCAGATGACGGTGCAACTCGACGACCGGCAGGCGCCTATTGCCGGTGTGTTCGAGAGCTACGAGGAAGCAGAGCGCATGTTGGGCGCGATGCTCAAGCCCGAATTTGAGCGGCGTAGGAGCAAGTATTACTAATGGCATACGCATCCTTCGAGAGCTTGCTGACGCGGTACAAGCCGGTCGGCACCATGATCGGCGCTCACTCGATGTCGGTGAGCACTGCCGATGTATCCTCCGTGTTCATCTTGGGCGCGGAGGGTATCATCGACGGCTATCTGGCGGCGCGCTATGCCGTGCCGGTTCCGGCGACGCCTCTCATCACGCGGATCGCGTGCGATCTCGCGACGTTCGACATGATGGCGGAAAAGCTGCCGCAAGTTCCCGACTTTATGATCGACCGCTACAACCGCTCGATCAAGCTGCTCGAAATGCTGCGCGACGGCGAGATGCAATTGACGAGCGGTACGCTCGTGACGAGCGGCGATCAGGAAGCGTGGAGCAACAATCAAGGCCGGCACCCGATCTTCTCGACGGTGCTCGACATCGAGAACCAAGGACCCGACATCGATCAAGTCCGCGCCGATCTCGATGAGCGCGCTGGCGATCCTGGGATCGACGTGAGCACGTCGTATTAGCGGATGGTCGGTCTCAAGATCACCGGGCTCGACAATGTAAAGCGCGCGCTACTCGACATAGAACTCCAAGTCAGCGCGCGCGGTCGCTTGCCCGTGCTTATGAACCGCATCGGGCGCGTGCTGCGCGACGATGCGAAGCGCCGGATCACTTCGCAGGACGGCGGCAGTTGGGAAGAGCTTGGGAAGTGGCAGCGCGCCAAGACTGGCCGGCGTAAGGCGTTGCTAAAGGAGCGCGAGCACATTCATCACAAGGTTCTGCCGGCGGGTGCCGCCGTGATCGTCTACTACAACATGCGCGGTTCTTGGAAGTTGACGACGCACGGCACCGGCTTCGTCGTCTCGCCGCACGGCAAGTTCATCACGGTCAAGCTCGTGGACGGTCGGCCTCTCATGCTGCCGCAAACGCAGACCGCCATCACCTTCCGATGGAAGCGCCCGAGCGTCGTCCCTGCGCGCCGCGTCTTTGCGCACAAGGAACGGGCCGAACGCTACATCCGTCCTATCATCGCGGCATGGCTCGCCGAGATCAAAGCGAGGATCAAATGATCGACTACGAACAAATCTCGGCGGACATCAAGGCGCGACTTGAGACCGTGACCGGCGGCGATCCTGTTTTCAACAAGGTGTTCAATGAGATGGACACCCGAGAAGAGATGATGAGCCATATGCCATTCGCGGACGTGCGTTGGGCGCAGGACATCCCCGAAGTGAGAGCGGGACAAGACTATGTGGTCAATGCGGTCTATGAGATCGAGATCGTCGCCCACTCCTTGAGAGAGAGGCGAGAAGCCTGTAGAATACGAAATCAACTACTTTTCAAGGCTCGAAATGTCCTACGCGCGGCCCCAACGGCGGGTCTCACGGCGCAGGGCGAGAGCATCGTTCTCGGGCCGGCAGTGCCGGCGGACATCAAAACGGATCAACAGCAGGGCGGCTTTATCGCCAGCGTCACGTTCCAAGTGACGGTCATCATCTTCGCGGATAGGAGCTAGACATGGCAAGCGGCGCAGGCGGTCAGATTGCGTTCCACAAGGCGGGCTCGCTCTTCCACATCGTCAACAGCGCGATCTTTTGGACGAACTTCACGTCCGAGAGCATCGAGCACAACTTGGAAGAGTTGGAAGAGGGCTCGATCACGGGTCATCGCGACGCGCCTCCGTCGCACAAGGGCGTGGACTTCGGCCAGGGCGACATCGTTATGGAGCCCAATCCGAACGCGCTCGGCCTCTATCTCAACGCGGCGATGGGCACGCGCTCGTCCTCGCTCATCACCGATGCGGCGAGCACTGGCGCGAACTCGGGCTTCGACGCCGGCAAGCCGCAGTTCCATCACACCTTCACGCCGCGCGCTTCCGCATATTCGGATCGCGTGTTCCTCGCGCCTCACAATGTCATGGTCTACAAGGACGTGGGCTCGGCGTTCATGTTCAACGGCGCGATCTTCCCCGGCCTTGAGTTCCAGTTGCAAGCCGGCCAGCTTGTGCAGGCGACGGCGAACATCATGGCGCGCGATGTGCGCCGGATCGACCGCCTCACGGTTGCCTCGCTCGTGTCGAGCGGCGGTCGCCCGTGGACTTGGGACATGGCATCGCTCGAAATCGGTACGAGCATCACGTCCGCTTCGCTCGCCGGCAACACGAAGTTCGAGAGCTTGACGCTCGGCCTCACCACGCCGCACGAGGGCGTGCTGCTTCTCGACGGCACGAAGCAGTACGGCGAGATGCAGATGAACGACTTCCGGCGTGTCGCGATCTCGGGCACGCTTTCGTTCCGCGATCAGACCGACTACGACGCCTTCACGACTTATGAGGCGCGCCGTATGCGACTGACGATGATGAACGTCAACAGCAATCTCTCGCTCGGCAACGTGGCGTCGCAGGACGCCGCCGCCTTCCTGGGCTACTACGGCCTCCGCATCCATGTCCCGCGGATGAAGCTGCTCACGTGGAGCGCGCCGATCCAAGGACCGAACCGCCTCGTCGCCAACTTCACGGCGAAAGCGGAGCGCGATCCGAACGAGAACAACACCCTCATCACGGTCGAACTCGTCAACGTCATCTCGGGCGCGACCTACGATCTCTCGGCCTAGACCGAAGCGACCTAGACCAAATCAGGAGTTGAAAATGAAGATTGAATTTTCTCGCACTGTCCCGTTCACGCCCGAGTTCAACGACAACCGGAAGCTGCCCGAAGTCGATCAGGTCAAGACGAAGCTCAAGGTGCTCTCGCTCCACGAACTCGCGTTCGTCGGCGAAGTCATCAAGAAGCTCGGGCTCGACAAGGATAAGGGCGGGATGGGCGAAGTGTCGAGCGCGCAGATGAAGGAGATTTCAAAAGAACTCTCCGACATCCTCAACGGCCACGTCGAGTTGTCCGGTCTCGAAGATAAGAGCGGGCCGGTCTCGCTCGCCGAGCTTCCGTCGCTCGCGCCGTACATTCCGCTCGCGCTCGAAATCATTATCGAACTCGCGAACATCTCTTCGCCGGGAGAACTCGACACAAAAAACTCGAAAGCGCCGCCCGTCTAGGCTCCGTAGCCTCTTCGCAGCGGCTAGTTCGGGACATCACAACGGAGCGCCATTATGGCGCTCCGTTCTACCTTTATTGGTTCTTCCGTTGCTTCCAATCCGGGGATAGCGGATGGCATCTCGTTAGAACGCCGGATGATAGATCAATCTCGGAGCAGGATGCGTTTCTAATCCAAGCTCTCGAAGTCATCGCTAGAACTCTGAACATGATGATGGTCGAGGAACGTAATCGCATCGCCTCAAAACGTGCAAGGTAGGCGGTCATGGCGCTCGACATCGGCATCATTGTCACGGCGGTAAACAACGCGCGCAATTCCCTGCGCGCCGCGCACGCGGACGTGGACAAGCTCGGCGTGAAAGGCCAAGCCGCAGCGAACAAGCTGCGCGCTATCCACGTTGTCCTCGCGGGGATCGCGACCGGCGGATTGTTTGCGTTCGGCAAAAAGATCGTCGAGACGACCGGCGATCTCGAAGCTCTCATCTTCCGGCTCGGCGTCCTCGAAGGCGGTCTCTTCGCCGCGAAGGAACGGTTCGCAGAACTCACTCGCACCTTCGGCAACGTACCCATTGCGCTCGACGCAATCGTGGACGGCTTCGTGCGCCTGCGCAGCGCCGGGCTCGCTTCGACCGAGGCGATGCTGACGATGAAGTCGGCGGTCGATGCGGTCGCTGCGTTCGGCGGCGGCACGGAAGAATTGAAGCGGCTCTCGATTGGCTTGCAGCAAGTGCTCGGTAAGGGCGTGCTGCAAATGGAAGAGATGCGGCAGCAGATCGGCGAAGCGGTGCCGAGCGCCATGCGCATCCTCGCGCGCGAGATGGGCATCTCCGTCGCCGAACTTGTCAACAAGATCGGCAAGGGAATGGTCGATGCGCAGACCGCCGTCACGAAGCTGCGCATCGGCTTCGAGAAGGATTTCGGCGGTATCGCACAGGCGATGGGCTCGACGACGATCAAAGGCGCGCTCGCGCAGTTCACCACGAACATCAAGACGGCGGTAGCTCAAGCGTTCATCTTCGACACGACGGCGAATGTTCGCGCGGCGTCGCTCATCCGCGACATCGGTGAAGCGATTGCACGTCTCATCCGCTCTATCGACGAGCGGAAGGTCGCGGCCTTCTACGACTTTTTGAAGAACGTCGCGAACATCGCATACACCGTCGTACAAGGATTGGCTCCTATTGCCGACGTGATCGCCAAGATCGCTGGCGCCATCGCATCCCTGCTCGCCAGTGTGCCGGCTAATATCATCGAGAGTGGCGTGATTGCCGCGGTGTTGATTGGCGTCTCGAAAGGCAATCCGCTTGTCGCGCTCATCGGCTTGTTGGCTCTTGTCGTCGGGCAGATTGAAGGGCTCGGCAAGGTTGCCGGCGCTCTCGTCACTAAGCTCGATCCCGCAACGATTGGCATGATGGGCTTGTTCGGCTACATGCTGCTCGGCGCCGCCGGTCCCGGCGCGTTGTTGGCTTCGCTCGTGCTCGTGATTGCCAACGTCACGAAGATTATCGATCTCGCTATTGTCGCGACGACGATGATGCGCGGTTTGACCGAAGGCAATCTCTTCGATCCTTCGGAACTGTTCGTGATGTTGCGCGACATCCGCGCCGGCAAGATCGCCGACAAATACGTCAAGGGTATTCTTGAGCACGAGAAAACCCCTGGGTCTGTTAAGAGCGCGATCAAGATGGCGCTCACTACCGAAGAGATGTTCGGCAACAG